TCAATCACGTGGGAAAATATTGAAGCAAACCCGGATAAACCTTGGAATTGGCTTGGCTTAAGTGCAAATCCTTCAATCACGTGGGAAATTGTGGAAGCAAACCCGGATAAACCTTGGGATTGGTATGGCTTAAGTTTTAATCCAAATATTACTTGGGAAATTGTGGAAGCAAACCCGGATAAACCTTGGAATTGGTATAGGTTAAGTGGGAATCCTTCAATCACGTGGGAAAATATTGAATCAAACCCGGATAAACCTTGGAATTGGAAAACATTATCACAAAATAAATTTACAAAAGCAAAAGAAGAATTCGAAAAAAGAGTATCGCATCAGAAGTTCATTCAGGAAAATATATTAGAAGAACTAGTGAAAGCATATATGCATCCGAAGCGAATCGTAATGTTGTTAGATATGGGATATGAAATTGAAGAACTAGATGATATAATGTAAATATAACCCAAGTAAGAGATGTGATAAATATATTTTTTTTCAATACAAACAAAAAAATGAAAGGAATTAATTATGATTAACAATAATCATAATTATTAATTAATAAAGATATTAAAGTAAATCAATCAACAATGGAAAAAAATTGGAATCAATATTTCTTTAACTTTATTTTAAGAAATATGGGTAAACCTTTGAATTGGGGTTGGTTAAGTGCAAATCCCAATGTAACATGGGAAATTGTGGAAGCAAACCCGGATAAACGTTGGAATTGGAATTGCTTAAGTCGAAATCCTTCAATCACGTGGGAAATTGTGGAAGCAAGCCCGGATAAACCTTGGGATTGGAATAGGTTAAGTGGGAATCCTTCAATCACGTGGGAAATTGTGGAAGCAAGCCCGGATAAACCTTGGAATTGGTATAGGTTAAGTGGGAATCCTTCAATCACGTGGGAAATTGTGGAAGCAAACGTAGATAAACCTTGGAATTGGAATTGGTTAAGTCAACATCCTTCAATCACGTGGGAAAATGTGGAAGCAAACCCGGATAAACCTTGGGATTGGCTTGGCTTAAGTAAAAATCCTTCAATCACGTGGGAAATTGTGGAAGCAAACGTAGATAAACCTTGGAATTGGAGTTGCTTAGGTAGAAATCCTTATGTAACATGGGAAATTGTGGAAGCAAACCCGGATAAACCTTGGAATTGGGATAGCTTAAGTCAGAATCCTTCAATTACGTGGGAAATTGTGGAAGCAAACCCGGATAAACCTTGGAATTGGAATTGTTTAAGTTTTAATCCAAATATTACTTGGGAAATTGTTGAAGCAAACCCGGATAAACCTTGGAATTGGTATTGGTTAAGTCAACATCCTTCAATTACGTGGGAAATTGTTGAAGCAAATTCAGATAAACCTTGGAATTGGGTTGGTTTAAGTTATAATCCTTCAATTACGTGTGAAATTGTGGAAGCAAACCCGGATAAACCTTGGAGTTGGAATTGCTTAAGTCGAAATCCTTCAATTACGTGGGAAATTGTGGAAGCAAACCCAGATAAACCTTGGGATTGGTTTGCATTATCACGAAATAAATTTACAAAAGCAAAAGAAGAATTCGAAAAAAGAGTATCGCATCAGAAGTTCATTCAGGAAAATATATTAGAAGAACTAGTGAAAACATATATGCATCCGAAGCGAATCGTAATGTTGTTAGATATGGGATATGAAATTGAAGAACTTGATGATATAATGTAAATACAACATAAGTTTAATACAACGTCTCCAATCTTCATCAAATTGATGCAACAATAAATCATTTCTCAATAATTCCAAATCCCATATACAATATCTATTTAATATTGTAAGGACCTGGTTCTAATTCATAAGCATTTTTATTATTTAGTGGATGTGTAATATTATTATCTATGCATTTATTTTGACTAAATTTTTTACATTGTTCTCCACCTTTTTTACAAGGACAATTATTTTTAAATATATTAGCGAACCCTTCTTGCTGTTCTTCAATATCTTCTTTTTTCTTAATTATGTCTTTTAAAAACGAAAGAGATAATATACTTTTTATATCTTTAACTGTTATAGTTCCACATAAAGCTACAGAAATAGTAAAAATATATAAAAATATCATGCCGGCTAAATTGAAAAGACTTATTGAATTACCAAATAGTATTAGTTCCATTATATTATATATTTTATAAACATATTTAAATTTAACATACAATTATTTGCTAAAATAATCAAACCATTTTATGAATATATTTCAGTAATATCTTTTTAGGATAATAAATTATTTTTATAAAAGGTTCTAAAATATATTGTAATGCTAAACTATATAACATCAATTCTGACTTCAAACTCTTCATATATTTGTTTTCACTTGTATTCAAAATACTAGAATTATAATTAGTTGGATAATATTGTAAATCCGATTTTACATATGCTTTCGGAAATTTGGCACTAATCTTATCATTAAAATAGTTCACTAAATAGATACATATTAAGAATAAGAACAAATATAAATATACATATGTATCCATATTATGTTTTATAATATAAAACAATATATTTATACAATTTCATATTTATTATGTTTAAATTAAAATACTTAAATCGTTATCTATATTATATTTATAATGGACGACAAACAACGATTACAATTAAAAAGTATGATTAATGAAAATAATGTTATTGACAAAACAGATATGATAAGGAAATTAAAACACAGTAAAATTTTACGAAATGAAGTAAATGAAATGTTACAATTGAAAAATCTTTATAAAAATAATTTGTCTTCCCCTGATTTTAGAGACGAAGCAATGAATAAATGCAAATTCTTGTTTCAATATTACACCGATATTTTCAATAAATTAAGAAAAGATGAATTAAATGTAAATATGTTATTTGAGTTTTTAGATATTTTAGAAAAAATAGAACAAGGACAACTAGATCAACATGAAGCGTCGTTTAAAATTGGTTCTACTTTAAAAAAAATGTATATTGATAGTGCTGTAAAACACGCAGAAAATATGGAAGCAACAGACAATGAAAATAATGAAGTTAAATTAAAACCAAAACAAGAATCTAAAGATATTTCTTGGAAGCACTTTAAAAAAATTCAAAAAATTCAAAAAAATAAAAAAATAAAAAAATAAAAAAATGGCACGACAAACGTTACCCTATATTAATTTTATTATTTTATCATTTTATCATTTTATTTAATTTTATACATCATTCATAATCACTTACAATAACTCTATGAATACTAGAAATCCATTCTCTCATTTGATTTTTCTTCTCATTGATATCCACATTGCCGTCAATTTGAAACACATTGTTAATTTTTTCCACCATTTGTTTGTGATAATTATGACAATTTTGTAAATACTCCAATGGAATATCACTCTCACCTGTTCGGGACCTCTTACCTACTCGTTCAAAACATTTTGTCGGTTCAGTATTAACATAGATAAACTTGTCAATCGGATAATCTCGTGCAAATGTATCAAACCATTTCATATAAATTTGATAATTAATGTCCTCAATTTTGCCATCATCATAAAGCATTTGGGCGAAAACATGTTTATCGGTTAACAAACTGCGTTCACAAATAATGATACAGTTTTCATTCTCTTCATACGCTTCTTTTAAAAGCGCCAAACGAGAAATATACGCCATAATTTGAAATGGGAATGAATATTTTTCTTGGTCTGTATAGAACTTTTGAATCATATTTTCACCGTCATTTGGGTCAACAATCGTTTCCCATTCAGATACAGGTTCGTCAACAAATACAATATTTGAATGATGCTTATAATGCTCTTTCAAATTTGTCAACAATGTTGATTTACCAGAACCAATATTTCCCTCAATTGAAATAATCTTATTATTCTTTGTCATTTCTCTATAACAATTACAGAAAATTAATGCTTATGTTGTTTATTTAAAAACAAAAAATTCTTTTCAATTTTTTATTTTTTACATTTCTCAAATAATAAAAAAATGAAAAGAAAAATATATTTAAAACTACAAATATATTTATAAAACTATTTAGAGTTTTCAAAACAAGTTAATACAATGGACCTCAATCAAAGAAAATTAAAGAAATCTGAATGGAATTCTATCGAAGTCCCAGTTTCTGACGAAGAATTATCAGTTTTGAATATGATTAAAAGTGGTTACCACAATGTAAATATAAAGGTAAATAAAGGAAATTCTATATTCACCTTTTTGAAAATAAATTATAATGAAAATTCCTTCATCAAAATAGAGGAGTTTTTATTCAATAAATATTTAAAATCAACTGTTGACACTATTGAAAGCAAAATTATAAAAATTCAGAAAGCAAATGATTTTGAAAATAAATATAAAAAGATTTCATTAAGCGGTATTACTCGTTTGAATTCAGCAGATAAAATTCGTCTTGAAAATTGTTCCACTATTGAAGAAAATAAAGCTTTTGAATTCATTTTACTAAAGTATGTTGAAAAAGTTCTTTATTATTGTCATTCAAAAAATGCTAAAGAACTCGCTTACAATTATTACACTCTTTTGAAGTTATCCAAAGCATCTATCGCGTATTTGAATAAATATGTTGTCCAAATTTGTCACTATGTTATTGAATCAATTGAAATGTTTGTAAAAAAAGAATCAATTATTGAAAATGCTGTCAATATTATTGAAACAAATAAAAACTTGTTGAAATACAGTGATATGAAGTTATACGACCACCAGAAAAAAATATTCTCTGTCTGCAAACAAGTTGAACCAAAGTTAGTATTATACATTGCACCAACAGGAACAGGAAAAACATTAACACCTATTGGTCTTTCTGAAGATAGCAGAATCATATTTGTTTGTGCTGCTAGACATGTTGGATTAGCATTGGCTAGGTCAGCAATATCAATTGGTAAAAAAGTGGCATTCGCATTTGGTTGCGCTAGTGCTGATGATATTCGCTTACATTATTTCGCCGCTAAAGAATTCACAAAAAACAGAAAAAGTGGTGGAATTGGAAAAGTAGATAATAGTATTGGTGACAAAGTTGAAATTATGATTTGTGATATTAAGTCTTATTTGCCTGCTATGTATTATATGTTGGCATTTAATCATAAAAGCGATATTATCATGTATTGGGATGAACCAACTATTACAATGGATTACGAAGAACACGAATTTCATCAAATCATAAAAAACAATTGGAAAGAAAATAAAATACCAAATGTTGTTTTGTCATCAGCAACTTTACCCCAAATGAATGAAATATCAGATGTTATTGAAGATTATAAAGGTAAACAATTTATAATTGATGATGATGATAATGATGATGATAATGATGATGAAGAAGAACACTATATAGAACCGCTTATTGAAAATATTGTTAGTCACGATTGTAAAAAGTCTATTCCAATTGTCAATAGTTCCGGTTATGTCGTGCTTCCACATTATTTGGACGAAGATTATGACAAAATTAAAAAAATCGCATCACATTGTGAATCTCATAAAACATTAATGAGATATTTTGATTTAGATGAAGTGGTGAAATTCATTACGTTTATAAATGAAAACAACTATATTCAACCTAAATTCAAAATAAATAGACAATTTGACTCTATCCAAGATATTGATATGATTTCAATTAAAGAATACTACATTAAATTATTGAAAAACGTTATGAGTGGAACCTGGGGTGCTATCTGCATTCATATGAAGTCAAATAGAAAACGTAAATTAGTTGAAAATGATAGTGTTGATACTAAAGGAAACCGTGTTTTCAAAAAGATGAATAGTGTTGATACTAGCCGACAAATCCCCACTCACTCGGTTACTACATCAACAAGCAATGTGGGCATTTATGTTTCAACTAAAGACGCGTTTTCGTTAACTGATGGTCCGACTATTTACATTTGCGAAAATGTTCGTAAAATCGCAACATTCTGCGTTCAACAAGCGAATATTCCATCTGCTATGATGACTAATATAATGAATAAGATTGAATATAACAATAAAATTAATGAAAAAATTAAAGAAGTAGAAGACAATTTGGAATTCAAACAAGAACAAATGGATAAGACTAATGATTCAAAGAGCAAAGGAATTGATTCAAAGAGCAAAAGTAAAAATAAAAAGGTAAATAGAGAAATGAATAATGATGAAGGAAAAAGCGATATCGCCAAATTGACTAATGAACTAAATAGTTTGCGTTCTATGATTAAATCGGCCGTATTAAATGATATGTTTATTCCAAATTCTACAAATCATATTGAAAAATGGGCTAGAGAAATGAATACGGAACGCTCCTTTACGGCTAATATTGAAGAACATATTGTTGGAGATATTATGTCTATAAATGGTATCGAAGACAGTTGGAAAGTCTTATTAATGATGGGAATCGGTGTCTTTGTTAGTCATCCAAGTATTGCCTATACTGAAATAATGAAAACTCTCGCTGATGAACAAAAATTATTTATGATTATTGCTTCCAGTGATTACATATATGGAACAAATTACCAATTCTGTCACGCATATTTAGGCAAAGACTTAAATCTTACACAAGAAAAAATTATTCAAGCAATGGGTCGTGTTGGTCGCAACAATATACAACAAACATATACTTTAAGATTTAGAGATAATAGCCAAATATTAAAGCTTTTCACAGATGATACCGAGAAACCGGAAGTTGTTAATATGAATAAATTATTGATTTCCACAGAAGAACCTGAACCTGAACCTGCTTCTCAACATGATAACAATCTAGATATTTAAAATAGAAAATTATTCTTTAACAAACATATAGAAAAATACAATAAAAAATAAATAAACCAATTTGCTTACATGTGATATATTTTTTAATGCAATATTATACACTAATAGACTTGTCATTAAAATAATAAATAATATATACATATTCACACCTTTTATTTCATTATTTAAAATATTTACATTATATTTATTTTCTTTATCATTCTTTAATTTTATATAAATATTCATTAATGATTTTCTTAAAATCCACGTTATTAAAAATGATAACCCAATAACTACACTTATATTTTTTAATTTTAAAAATCGGCGCAAATATACAAATGAAATGACATTTCCAAACGCACCAACAAATCCCTCAAAATACTGGACGTCCGTTATATATTCATTCAACATTCCAGAATACATTTATTATATAATTATATATTTTTTTATTTCATTATTTAAAAAAATATTTTATACATTGTTCTTATTTATAACAACAAATTTCATTATATTTCGAAACAATTTTTGGTTTGCTTTATCAATATCCATTTTGCCTCCAAATGCTTCATAAGCAATCTTTCCATACTCAGCGTGTTCTTTTGATTTTATATCTATTAAACAATTCGGATACACTTTTTGATATTCATTTTGTAATACTGTTGTATGTAGCCTTGTTATATCTGTTGCCACATTTGTTAAACGAATATATTGTTCGTTTTCTTTATTCCATACATTTTTATCTCTTATATAAATTGATTCACGTTTTATATCGCTACAGTGTAACGGTCTTTTTGTCACATCCAGATCCTTAAGATTTTTTATAAATAAATCGGACATCCCTTCAACATATCCCTTTTCCCCCAAATACTTTATATCTTCTATTGTTATTTGTATTGAATCAATAAATTCATCTATATTCATAGCATCTTTACATGTTTCATTTAAAAAAAATTGTAAATTAAATGTATTATTATTTATATTATTATTGTTTGTTATATTTGATTGAGGTTGCATATTCGCTATTGTATTCCTAAATTCCTTACCCTCTTCTATTAACGTTTTTTGCAATTCGGTGTTTTGATCCATTAAGGTCTTTATCATATCTTTCCATACTTCAATTTCATCTTCTTCATCTTCTTCATTGTCCTCATTTTCTTCATATTCATCATCGTCCTCATTTTCTATAAAGTGTTTACATTTATGTTGATGTCTCCATAATCCATCTCTACCTTTATATTTTTTACCACATATACAATTATATTTATAATAATTTTCTACGCAACATTTATCACTATGTTTTACTGACATATTATGTCTTATATAATCACTTTTTTTTGTTGTCACATAATTACATAAATTACACTGAAATATTTTCTTTTTGTTTATCATTTATTTATTTATTTATTATTTATACAAATATTTTTATATCATTTATTGTGAAATTTTTTATAAAAATCTTAAATATTTTTTGCGCATTTATCAACAATTTGCGCATTTATCAACAATTTGCGCATTTATCAACAAGCATTGATAACTACTATATATACCATTTTTAGTAACATTTATTTTTTAAATATACAAAAATGAAAATTATGGTAAGAAAATTATTGCTCATTTGTCAACGCCTCCAAAAATGTCCAAAAATGTCCAAATTTGGAGGGCATTTTTGGACATTTTTTTATTTTTTTTATCGTCACATACTGTTTTTTGTATTTTGCATTTTAGAGCATTATGGTCTCAATTCCATTTTTTCACTTTTTTACTTTATTTTTCCAAAAAGTATTTTAGGTTTTCATTTTTGGACATTTTTAAAAATGTCCAAAAATGAGAATTTCTGAAAAGTCTTGAAATAAAGTGATTTTTGTGACTGAAAATATTTTGAGATTTTATTGGAAAATGTGGTGACTGAAAAGGGTAAGAAACACACAATTTGTTATTTTTTATATTTTAATTCAATTAATAATGAAAAAAGAAAAAAATGATTTGTTTATATTAAAACGTTTTTAATATATTGATATAAAATACCCAATATGACAACGAAACATAATTTAGGACAATATTTTACAACCAATAATGAACTCCAGGAAAAGGTATTTGAGTTTATCTTAAATAGTCCATCTGATATTTTAGAGCCATCTATTGGACAAGGTGATTTAATTAATTTTATTAAAGATAAAATTCCAACCATAGTATTTGATATGTTTGAAATCGATACAAATATTAAATTATTGGATAACATACCAAAAAATATGGTTGTTTATGATGATTTTATGACTCAACAAATTATAAAAACATATAAAACAATCGTAGGAAACCCACCCTATGTTAGAACTAAAAAAGGAAACTTATATATTGATTTTACCGAAAAATGTTATAATTTATTAGAAGATAATGGCGAGTTGATATTCATAGTTCCGTCAGACTTTCTTAAATTAACAAGTGCTTCAAAATTACTAGATATTATGATGACAAATGGAACATTTACTCATATATTCCATCCTCATAATGAAAAAATGTTTAAAAACGCTTCCATTGATGTTATTGTTTTTAGATATTGTAAAAATAGTTTAATTGACAAAAGAGTTTTATATAATGAACAATTACTCTATATTACAAACAGTAACGGTTTAATCACCTTTGGAGAAGAACAAAATATTAGCAATATATTGTTTCAAGATTATTTTGATATTTATGTTGGTCTTGTTAGCGGAAAAGAAGATGTTTTTAAAAATGAGGAACTTGGTAATATTGAAGTGTTAAATGGTGAAGACAAAATTGAGAAATATATTTATGTTAAAAAATACCCTTATGATAATGAAAAAATTAATAAACATTTATTACATCACAAAAAAAAACTTATTGAAAGAGGAATACGAAAATTTAATGAAAATAATTGGTTTGAATGGGGAGCCCCAAGAAATATTACTACAATAAACAATAATATTGGAAAAAATTGCATTTACATTTCTAATTTAACACGAAAACCTAATGTGGCATTTTTAGGTAAAGTGAATTATTTTGGTGGCGGATTATTAATGCTTAAACCAAAAACAAAGTGTAATTTAAATAATATCGTATCATATCTAAATAGTAACACATTCAAAGATAATTTTGTGTTTTCTGGAAGGTTTAAAATAGGACAAAGACAATTATGCAATTCTTTTATTCCAAGTGAATATCTATAAATCTAAATCTAATGTCCGTATATTTGACAAGAATGTTTCCTTCCAACTTGGTTTTGGGTTTTGTAAGGAATTAATAAATAGTTTAATTTTTTTTGTTATGTTCTCATATTTAAATGTTCTATTTTTATTCCAACAAACTTGAAATGGTAAATTATTTATATTTGGTGTTAATATTGTCAATCCTTTGACACTATTAACAATTATATCACTTGCATCTGTTTTATTCAACACTATGAAATAGTAATCTTTTTTGCGATTAGTGTTATAATTTTTCATTTTTAATTTATTAAAAAGTATATCACTCATTTTACCATTTTCATATGATTTATTCCTATGAATATCTAATATTTCATTCGTGTAAGCATATACACACATAGCTAAATTACCTGTATTGTCACTTGTTTTTGTCGTAGTAGTTTTTATATTGATTGGAATCCATCCATCTATATAATCAAATGCTAAAATATCAAACCACATTCTAATTTTAGGTTTTTTTATTTTTTCTCCAAACTTATGAATAAGTAATTTGATTACTTCATCTTCATCATTACAACTATTTATTCTACCATCTTCATTTTGGATTGAAAACTCAAACAATTGTGTTTTCAAATATTTTTTAATTTTATACATAATTAAAGGTAATTGTTTTAATCTAGTTACGCACCCCCTAAACCATTTTTGTATTTTTATTATTTTGATTATTTTACTTTTATCAATTGCTAATGATGAAGGTGATATAGATATTTCTTCAACTTGTAATTCCATTTTGAATTATTAATGTAGTAGTATAATAATTTGTTGTTTTTGTATTTCATTTCATTTTTTTGTTTTTTTGTTTTTTTAAGATATGGATACAATGTGACTGAAAAGGTGAGAAAATATTTTTGTAAAAATATCATTTTTATGCTATAAAATTTAGAAAACTCATTGCTAAATTATACACATTTTTTTCCTGTAATTATTAAAAAATATAACAAATATTTCGTTTCTATTTTTATCATCAATTTGACAACAATTTGGTCTCAATTTGTAAAATATATAATCTTTATTATATATTTTATTGTATATTTTTTACATTATTGAATTGTATATTTTTATGAGGTTTTTTAATTTGAGTAAGCTAATCCTCCCATACCACTCATAATTCTCAACACGTTGTAATTGGTGGCATAAACACGAACCTTGGCGGTATTTGTGTCTCCAACAGTGGCACCAGAAAGAACAAGTTGGAGAGTAGCATTATCAATACGAGAGAAATTGCAAGTTCCCGAAGGTTGGTGTTCCTCAGGACGGAGAGCAAAGGACAACACGTTAATACCCTCATCAGGGGAACGAGTGTGAGACTCCTTGGGTTGGACAAGAGAGAAGTAAGTTCCCTCACGCTCGGAGAAGCGGTCTTGGCCGTTGAGTTGAAGCTTAGCAGTGACAACAGGGTTTTGTCCCCAGCAATGCATATCCAAAGAAGACTCGGCAAGCACAAAAGTACCAGCATCAGAAACTCCAGACATAACTCCAGCACCAGCCATATTACTAGTAGTCAAAACACCTGTTCCTTGAACTTCTCTGGCAAAAGCATCACTAAAGAATCCACTATCATCAATAAAACCCCCGCTATCAGCAGTTCCATCACCACCAAAGGCATGGAGGGCATTAGGAAGAGCATCAATTGCATCAGTGTAGTTAAAAGGTTGTGCACCAAGGGCATTGAATAAGGGTTTACCACCATCCAAAGAAGAGCAATAATCAACATTGGCATCCGGTTGGACGACCCAGATAAGTTCCTTAACGGGGTGGTTGAAGTTCAACTTAATCTTGTTGGAAGAAGAACCGACAGATTCATCACCAGTGAATTGAAGTTGAGTAATCAAATACTCGTGAGGGTTTTGTGCCATTCTTCGGCGCTCATCAGTATCAAGGAAGATATAATCGACGTAAAGAGAAGCCGCAACCAAAGATTGAGAGTAAGCTTGCTTGTCGGAATTACCACCATCTGTAAGAGCATCAACAGCCCACAAGCACTCATCAATAGGACGAAGGTCAAGATTAATCTTGACCTCGTGGTATTGAAGGGCAATCAAAGGAAGAGCAAGACCAGGGTTGGTGCAGAACCAGAATTGAAGAGGAACGTAAAGAGTTGTCTCAGGAAGAGCATTGCGAGGAGCACACACTTGACGGACACCAGCATCTTGACAAGGACTGTCAATCTCTTCAAAATCGGGGTCAGTGATAAAGGTAAGTTGAGTAGTATTACCAACCATCTTGAAGTAACCACGTTGTTGTTCGGAACTGATTGTCAATTGGTTCCAGATGTGCATCCAGTCACCATATTGTCGATCAATACGTTGGCCACCAATCTCCACCTCAACTTGGGAGATAAGTTGCTCACCAGGGAAATCCAACCAACGAGCGTAAGTGTTTTTACCATCAGTACTGTTTTGAGCAATCTCGGGGAGAGTCACTTGGAGGTAAGTGCGGTAGCACAAATCACCATTGCGACTAATGGTACATTGGACTCGGCGACCGAAATCGGCTTGTCCGTTAAAAGTTTGTTCGATAGATTCGACAGAGAAGTTAGTGTGTCTGCGGTAAGTCACCTTCCAGAAAGTGATTTGAGGATTACCAGTTAAATAGACGTCTTGAGCGCCGTAAGCTACGAGTTGCATAAGTCCACCACCCATTTTTATAATATACCTAAATAAAATAAAATTTTGAATTTTAATTTAATTAATTTAATTAACTTAATTTAATACAAAAGACGCTAAATAAACAAAGGTTTTTATTTCATTTGATTATTGTATATTACATAAAAATAGTATAATAAATATTAATTGAATTGATTAATACCATATATGCTAATAATATATATATTTAAATGAAATCTTGTAATTCTAGATTGGCCTTCATAAATTTTGCCAAGTATTCGTCTTTTATGACTTCTTTTTTGTTGTTTGTTTTTTTAGAAAAAATATAGCAACCGTTTTTCTTTTTTAATGACCATCCATCTTCAATAGCGTTGTAAATAAACAACATTTTTTGAAACTTCATTGGGTCTATTTTATAATTTTTATTTTCAATATCCTTTAAATAATCTAAACTAATAGACAAACTCATTTTCTTTAACATAAAATTACATTTAATTTTATGAAAAATAACTTATTTTGACAATTGGAAATCAGAAACAAGAAACAAGAAACAAGAAACAAGAAACAATAAACAATCAATTATTAAAACAATATATTTATTTACATAATATGTATTTAAATACTTTTTATATATAAAATATAAATGAACCCCCAAAAATCAAAAAAATATCTAAAAACCCAAATGGAACAAAATATAAAAAATATTACATTGGATAAAAATCACGAAAAAAAAATAGTCGAGTTTTCTAAAAATGAAAGTAATATTATTCCCAAATTAGAAAATGAAAAGAATAAATTAAAGAACGATTTGAATAAAAAGAAAATCAATTTTGATGACAAAATGAATATGATTGATAGAATAAATGAAATCAAAAAGGAAATCAAACTGTTGAAATCAAAAAGGAAACAATATTATTTGGATAATTCTAAACATATATTCACTTATTTTGAAGACAAAAAGAATATATCTAATGACAGCAATAACGAAACAACAACAAATATAGCAATTAATAGTTTTTTCAATATAAAATCCAAAAATGATGATGAAGAAACAGTAAACATTAATAATGAAGATTCAGTAACCTCCACTTTGAAAGATAAATATATTGAAAAGTATTTTAACAACATAAATCAAACCATTTTTGATATTAATTCTTACGTTTATGCAACTGATATTTGTCAATATTGTAACAAAGGAGAACTTATTCACATTGAAGATGAAGGCAAATTAACATGTAATTTATGTTTCCATTCAGTTCCCTATTTGTTTGAAAATGAAAAACCTTCGTACAAAGAACCCCCTAAAGAAGTGTGCTTTTATGCTTATAAACGAATTAATCACTTTAAAGAAATATTAGCACAGTTCCAAGGAAAAGAAACAACACAAATTTCTAATGATATTATAGAAAAAATAAAATTACAAATAAAAAAAGAGCGATTAGATTTTTCTCAATTGTCAAATGAAAAAACAAAGGATATTTTAAAAAAACTTGGATACAATAAGTATTACGAACATATAATATTTATTAAAAGTAAATTAGGAATAAAACCACCTATTATGTCACCAGAATTAGAAGAGACATTGTGTAATTTGTTTGACGAACTTCAAACACCTTATTCCAAATTTTGTCCGGATGATCGGGTTAATTTCCTACACTATTATTATACTATCTATAAACTATGTGAACTTTTAAATCAATATCAGTATTTACCTTTATTATCTATGTTAAAAGACCGTGAAAAAATAATAGAACAAGATGAAATTTGGAAAAAAATTTGTAAATATCTTAATTGGAAATTTATTCCGACCATCTAAAATCTAAATTCTATCCGCAAACTCATCCGTCGTTTTCACCAAATACTTAATATTTTCTACGTCAAAACCAGTATGTCCTGCCATTGTAGAATACATTTTTGAATGAGGCAACGCATCATGTAATTTTTGTGCTGTAAAAAAAGGACATACTAAATCATACATTCCTTGAACTATTACAACCGGAATATTTTTAATTTTATTTAAATTCGACTTCTTTAAAAAATGGTCTGGTTTAAAAAAACAATTATTAACAAAATAATGTAATTCTATTGTGCTCACTTGACGGTAATTATCTGCTTTAGTTTCTTTTATGATTTCACTTAATGGTTTCATATTCAATTTTGACATAGATGATTCCCATACCGACCAAGCCAATAAACATTTATCTTTTTGTGCTTTTCCATATTTTCCTTGAAAACACTTTTGATATTCTTTTATAAATAATCCTTTACTTTTTTTGCTTTTGATTTGCTTCATAAAATAATCCCAACCATCTGGTCTTATAAAACCAGCCCCTTTCCCTTCAGATAACCAATGCACTTCATCATCGGTACAAAAATATATGCCTCGAAGAACTATTTCACTTGTTCGTTTTGGATGAACAAACGCATATGCTAACGAAAGAGTTGACCCCCAAGAACCTCCATAAACCATCCATTTATCTATTTTTAAATATTTCCTAATTTTCTCAAAATCAGCAATTAAATTTTTTGTATTATTTTGTCTTAATTCTTCAGAAGGTTTGCTTTTTCCACAACCTCGTTGATCCACTAATACAATATAATATTTTTCCGGATTAAAAAATCTTGCCATTGAAGGATGTGTACCACCTCCTGGACCTCCATGAATATATAAAACTGGTTTTCCATCTGGATTGCCATATGTGGAATATGCTATAGTATGAATATTTGATACTTTCATTGAATATTCCTTAAGTGGTTTTATCGAAGGATATAACGCAGTATTTTTATAAGGGTCTTTATTCTTCATTGTTCTATTTGTTTTATTCTTTATTCCCCTTTGTTTTCTTTTATTTGTTTTTGCTTTCGCCATTATAATATAATAAATTGATATTATAATAAATTGATATTATAAATAATTGTAAATAATTATAGTTTATATGGTATTTGCTTATAATTGTCAATTCAATCGTATTCATTATCAGTCATATTCTCGGTATCACTTTTACTTTCATCATCACTTTTACTTTCATCATCACTTTTACTTTCATCATCACTTTCAAATGTGAAACTAAATTCATATTCCCAACAATTACACTGTGCGTTACCATCCCATTCATTCCCACATTTTTCACATGTTACTAACCAAGAATGAATGTCTTTGTCACATATTTCTCCTTTCCTAAAGTTTTCATCGCAAGATTTACACAATAAATATTTATTATTTACGTAACATTGATTACAAATATTACTCCTACAACAAGAACATTCATAAAGCCCATTTGAGGCAATATTATGACAATCATCGCAATACATTTTTAGAAAATAGTGATAATAATTTTACAACAATTTATTTATTTATCTTCATTTTCATTTTTATTTATATTTCATTTTTTTTGAAAATGAATTCTTTTCAGAAAAATTCACATTTTTTTTTCTATCTAATTTTTATGTCAAATATATTTAACCTTGAAAATATTAATGACTTTTCTGAAAAGCTCAATATGGATGAACTATATGAAAAAAAAAAGCAGCACGATTTAAAACAATTAGAACTCTTTAATAAAATCCTTAATCGTATTCATATTAGAATTAAAAAAACTTCATCTCAAAAATTAAACGAACAATTTTGTTGGTATCTTATTCCTGAAATCATTATTGGTGTCCCAAAATACGACCAAACCGCTTGTATAGCGTATAATATTGACAAACTAAAAGAAAATGGATTTAACGTTCAATATATACACCCAAACACACTTTTTATAAGTTGGTTACATTTTGTGCCTACATATGTTCGTAATGAATTGAAGAAGAAAACTGGAGTAGTAATAGACCAATATGGTAAACAAATGGGCGAAGAAGAACAAACAATAAGTACTACATTTAGTAAAAATGAAGCACCCAAATCAACCGAACCAAATGACTTTTTATTAAATTTGAAAAACAAACAAAACGAGACTGTTATTGGTAATAACAAAAAAGAATACAAACCAATAAATTCATATAAACCTTCTGGAAATTTAATTTATGACAAAAGTTTTACGGATAAATTTAGCTAAAGAGAGAACCAATTTATTTAGTCATTTTCATATTCATTTAGTGTTTTAATTTAGTCATTTTCATATTCATTTAGTGTTTTAATTTAGTGTTTTAATTTACTGTTTCAATTTACTGTTTCAATTTACTGTTTCAATTTAGCAATTTTAATTATTTTTATACTTCGTTATTTTTTTTTGTTTGCAATATATATATAAAATGCCCAAGTCTATGAGATCTTGTATGAAATCTTGCCGCCGTGCATGCCGTAGAAAAGTTAAGTCATCCAAGCGTTCTGCCCGCCGTGGTGCTCGCCGATCTGCCAAGCGTTCTGCCCGCCGTGGTGCTCGCCGATCTGTTAACAAGACCGCCAATCGTAAGGCCAATAAAAAGTTGAGGGCTGCTGCTTCCGCCGCTGCTTCCGCCGCTGCTTCTGCCATGGCTGCTGCCAATGCTTCTGCTTCCGCCAAGGCTTCTGCTGCCGCCAAGGCTTCTGCTAAGGCTTCTGCTGCCGCCAAGGCCGCTGCCTCTGCTTCTGCTTCCGCCAAGGCTGTTTAAATAAATAATACAATTTTACAATTAATTTATTATTTATTAGTTATTAGTTATTAGTTATTAGTCAATTTGTTTGCCAATTTGTTTGCCAATTATTGGTTATAAATTTCATCCTTTTTCTTGTCCGTTTGAATTAACATTTGTTCTTCATATTCGTCTTCATCTTCATATTCATCTTTATCATAATCGGATTCATTTTCTTCATTGTTCTCATCTTTGTCTTCAGAAATAGGAACATATTTAGATACCATTTGTTTTTGTTGATTTTCCAAATTGTTGATTTGTCGTTCTGTATTTTCGTATTCAATTTGATTTACTAATTCTTTATATATTTTAATACCATTTAAGTAATCTCCCTCACAGGTTAAATATAAATTCATAATTATTTTCCGTGTTTCACCTACTAACGCATACAATAAGTCTTCAGTTAGTTCCGGACTTATTATAAATTTCACATCGTCTTTAGGATGAAATATCAAGTTTAATATTTCTAATAATCGTTCTTGTCCTTCTGATGTATTTTTCATCATCGTTCTAATATTTTGGGCGTATAACCTAAACAAATCAGAATTTTCACAGTTTTCATATATTGGGTCCTCGTTATTTATACAACCTTCTTTATTATAATATTGAAGTTTTATATCGCTAAATTTAGTAATATCAGATGGCATATTTGTTTCCCCCGTAAATTCAGTATAAAATCGTTTTAAATCTTCTTTGAACACATCAGTTGATGCTTCACTTTTAGACGTAAAATTCCCCGTTAAATAATCATAATTGTCGTCCATATATAAATTTTGAAACTCGTATATTCCAGGTTCATTATTTAATGTTTCCTTCTCTATATTAATCTCGCAATTATTTGCCTTGAAATAAATATCATTTTTTTCATCTGTTTGGATATTCTCTTTTAAAGCACGAAGACGATTATCACATATGCTTATTTTTTTTACTTGTGTTTTCACATTTGGTGGTATTCTATCTTTATTAAAAAAATCTATTTCAATTTGGTCTCCATTTGAGTCACTATATGAATATACTGGATTTATCGTTTTTACAATAGAAGCAAATAAATGGGCTATTATTATATAAAATTTAGCAATACCAATACAAACTCTATTTTTTTCTGATTCTTTCATTTCATCACTATTTAAAGTTACATCAAATTTATCAAATTTGTTTGTTTTATCATTCATATAAAAAAAATATTTCTTCTGTTTCATTTCGTTCAAGTATGCCGCATTTGGGTCCTCATTTGCTCCAAATTGAGTTCGCTGTAATAAGTATTTAACTTCCATACTATTTAACTGATTTTCAAATATTTCAGATGTCATTAAAACCAATTTGTCACAATATCCTTTTTCGCTTAATTTTTTCAATGATTTGAAGTCCATTGTTAAAATATAATTGGTAGCAATATCATCAATTTTATTATAAAATTCATCTAATTTGATTTCATTTGGCTCTTCATTTGTTTTTTTAAATGGTTCTTCATTTGGTTCTTCATTTGTTTTTTCAAATTGTTCTTCATTTGGTTCTTCAAATGGTTCTTCAAATGGTTCTTCATTTGGCTCTTCATTTGGTTCTTCAAATGGTTCTTCAAATGGTTCTTCATTTGGTTCTTCATTTGGTTCTTGACTTGTTTTAGAATTTTGTCCGCCCATATATATTTTGTATATATTTTTTATTCATATTTTTATTATGAAACTATTTGTTTAATATTTTATAATAAAAAAAATGAAATTAATTCCTTGTTATTTAATAAATCACTAATTATATTTATAATGAGTATTAAACTTTCTAAATCAGTTGGCATAAAAAAAGGCAATGACAGCAATAATAAGAGCAAAAAAGTTAAAAAAAATAATATTAATAAGACACAACTTTGGAATATTTTTGAAGACAATGTGGATAATGAAAAAAAGTTAGACCCTTTAGAATGCATTTACCGAAATTCAGGCAATCGTGAAAAATGTGAGCGTTGTGAAAGCACTCTCGCTTTCTCCGATGAAGGTTTCTTGACTTGCACAAACAAGTCTTGTGGGATTATTTATAAAGATATGTTAGACCAAGGTGCCGAATGGAGGTATTATGGTGCGGATGATAATAATAACTCGGACCCAACTCGTTGTGGTATGCCAATAAATCCTCTTTTACAAGAATCGTCTTACGGATGTAAAGTGTTATGTAACGGAAAGATGAACTATGAAATGCGGAAAATTCGCCTTTATACTGAATGGTATTCTATGCCATATAAAGAAAAATCTCAATACGATGAGTTCCAACATATTACTTGTATGGCCCACAATGCGGGTATTCCTAAAATGATTATTGACGACGCTGTTTATTATCATAAAAAAATATCTGAATATAAAATGACTTTCCGTGGAGACAATAGAGAAGGCATTATTGCTGCATCTATTTATATTTCTTGTCGTGTTAATAATTACCCTAGAACTGCCAAAGAAATCGCTCAAATATTTATACTTGATGTTAGTAGTGCTACAAAAGGGTGTAAAAACGCTCAAGCAATTATAAATGACCTTGAAAAAGACAAATGTAATAATGATAAAACTGATTTAGGGGAAACTACTCCGAAATCATTTATTCAACGCTTTTGTAGCAAATTGAATATCAATAATGAACTTACCAAAGTATGCTTGTTTATTTCTATGAAAATTGAAAAAGAAAACATTATGCCTGAAAATACTCCACATTCTATTGCTGCTGGGATTGTTTATTTTGTGTCTCACTTTTGTAATTTGAATGTATCCAAAGGAAATATAAAAACGGTGAGTGAAATTAGTGAAGTGACTATCAATAAATGCTTCAAAAAATTAGAAAAAATCAAAGATGCATTATTGCCTGATGTTATTATTAACAAATATGCTTAATTTATTCAAGTTTAATTATTCTATATAATTATGTAGAAACATTATAAATATAATACAAATATAGTTTATATAAAATGGCACCCAAAATTGTATTTATTGTTCCTTATCGATGTAGAAAACAACATAAATTTTTTTTCTGTAACTATATGAAGTTCATATTAGAAAACAAAGATGACACCGAATATGAAGTCTATTTTTCGCATCAATGTGACAAACGTTCATTTAATCGTGGCGCAATGAAAAATATTGGATTTTTAGCAATAAAGCAGAAATATCCGGATGATTATAAAAATATTTCATTCGTATTTAATGATGTAGATACGATTCCATTTAACAAAATATTTGACTATGAAACGGTTCCAGGGGTAGTAAAGCATTATTATGGATTTAAATTTGCGTTAGGAGGAATTGTGGTTATGAATGGTGGTGATTTTGAGAGGATAAATGGATTTCCTTGTTATTGGGGATGGGGGATGGAAGACAATATATTACAAAGGAGGTGTTTACGAGGAAATATTAAAATGGATAGAAGTGTATTTTATACAATAGGGAGTCCAGAAATATTGCAATTATTTGACGGGGTTGAGCGAATAGTGAGTAAAAATGATCCAAGGCAAATGGATGAAAGGAATAATTTCAATGGGTTGACAACAATGAAGCAGATCAATTACGAATTTAGCGACAAATCGCCGGATGTGAATGACAATGTATTTGTAGTTCCAGATTTCAAAATGACATATATTAATACGAGTCATTTTCAAACGTATATACCATATAATGAGAATTCATTTCATAAGCATGATTTGAGGGGGAAATTGACGAAATCGTTAAAGTTAAAGCCGACAACAAAGGATGTAATGGAGGCGCCACATAAATGGCAAAATTTGCCGCCACCTCTGCCGAATAGGAAAATCAAAAATGACGAAGAAAGAGTGATTGATAATGTGAATAATAATAATATTATTCAGTCGAATACGCAAACGCAAAATGTAAAACCAGTTGTAAGACCCAATTTAGTTATGAATCATTATTCAAACAGAAGAAGAGGTCATATGCGAGTTTTTAAGTAGATTTGGGTTTGGATTTGATATATTATAATATACAATATATTATAAATGCAAAGTGATAAAATTGACAATATTGTAAATAAACATTTAAAACCTATACACGATAAATTAAATCAATTTCAACCAAAATATGAGTTATTGAGAGAAATACCAGAACAAATAATGGCATGTACAAATATTAATCCAGATGATTGTGTTTTAGAATTGGGAGGTTCAATCAGATACTATAAATTTATTATAAAACATATTTAATATTAATACATTATTATGATTTTTATATATCATTATTATTTATATTTTGTGATCTAGATGTTAATGTCGCTTTTTCATAAATATTTGAAAAATATTCAAAATCTATATCTTTTTCGTTTAAAATATTTTTAAGTTTATCATACAAATACTTTTTATCTGTAATCATTTTATCAAAGTCTATAAAAATAGTGTCTATTTCATACTTTGTCATTATTACAATATAATTACTCATTATAGAATTGTAATAGTCTAATTGTTCATGGATATTTGTTGCGTTCCATAAACCACCTTCTTTAAAATTGTTTTTCACACGTGATTGAGCTGATTCTTTGAAATTACGAATAGGTAATATAATTCTTTTAATTTTTATTGAACTATCGTTTATTATTTTTTCAATGTCATCAATAAAAGTTGGATTTTTTAAAACATAATAATTTTCTGTATAACATCTCTCCATTCCTGAATTACAATTTTTAAAAATATAATTATTATAATTTTCCATATTATATCCAGTATCATAATCCAAAAATGAAAAAAGTTTAATTCAAAATGTTGTTCCACATCTTCCAGTTCCAGAAATGAGATATTTTTCCATTTATTTAATATTAAATAAATTAATATTAATAATTAAACGAAATAATAGTGCATTTTTATTCAAACCGCAATGTTTTATTTAGTTTTTCCAAACACGTATCAAATTTTCTACTTAAAAATATTCCTTGTCTTGCGATTTTTTTTTATTTCTAATTTATGAAAAGTGATAAATATGGTCCTGGCAATAATCGGAGCGATGGAGTTATTGGCGATAACATATTTGTATTCGTTTGGAGTAAAATATCAAATAATACAAGTTAATTTTAATTATTCGCTAAAAAATATTAAACAATTTATGATATTTTCTATTTATGATATCATACTATTTTTTTAAATATAATCAATACAATATTTTGATTATATTTTGTATTTATAAAATAATATAAACTACTAATATTGATATTATTATGATATTACTTGAAGTAGTTCATTTTTTAATAATATGTTTTAATTTTTCTGTAAATAAGTTGTATAATATATTCTAATTTATGTTTTGTTATTTTGTTTTAAATTAACAAACTGTTTTGCATTTTTTAAAGAATTTTGATATTTTGTTTTTATATAGGAAATGTTATCCGTATAGTGTGTTGCTAAATGATGTTTTTGCATTTCGTTTGCTCTTTCATATCTCTTAATCATTTTATTTATAATAAATGATTCTCCTAAATAACACATATGTTTATTTATGTAAATTTGTTTTGAATAAACTACATTCCCTAAAGGTTTGCAACTATGAGCACCAAGGTCATAATTCATATCTATAATATTTTGTCTTAAAAAGCAGAGAGATTTATTCTCCATTCTATTATCATTGTATTTATTTATTTTACCTAATTCAATATCTTCTAAAGTTATTGTTTTACTTTCACCTATCATATCAATACCTTTCACTTTAATTATAGAAGTACCATTTGCTTGTTCTTCTATTAATTTTTTTTCTGTAATACATAACCATTCATCCATATCAATCACTAATACCCACCCATTTTCCAAATATTTCCAACAGTTATTTTTTATTTTTTTATATTCGAAATCATCAATGCAATTTTTGTAATTTGGTGATTCCCATTCAACTATGTTGCAATTAAATGACTTTGCTATATTAACACTATTGTCAGTAGATTTATTGTCTAATATTATGATATTAGCCGAAGGCAAATATTGTTTATAATGCAATATTGTATTTTTTATTAATACCTCTTCATTATAGCATAAAATAAATATATTAATTTTCATTATGTTTAATGAAATGAAAATATAAATAGGTTTTTACCCTAAATAATGTTATATAAACCAGCTCTTTGTGTTACTGTTCTTGGAAAAATAAAATTGTTTCTTGTAACAAAAAACATGTAATAATATTATTCAGTCACAAACGCAAACGCAAAATGTAAAACCAGTTGTAAGACCCAATTTAGTTATGAATCATTATTCAAACAGAAGAAGAGGTCATATGCGTGTTTTGAAGTAGAATTTGTTTTTATGTTTATTCAAAATGTTTCACTTTAAATATTCTGAAAATATTAAATCATAATATTTTATACACTTTTCATCATGGTGTAAAGGTATTAAAGTAAAAATTAAACTTTTTGTAATTAATTTAATGTTATTAAAATCATTTTCAGAAAATGTATCAATAAAATAATTCTTAAAAATATCTATTATATATTCTTTGTAATTTGTATCAATATATTTTGATAATAATATTTCATCATATCCAATTATTGATTGGTAAATTTTTGCCCAATCATATAACCAATCTCCATAGATTGTTAAATTATCTCCTACTTTACCTCGCATATCTATAAATTTAATTTTACCATAATTATTGATTATTATATTAGTAAATACTGGATCACCATGTATAATGGTTTTTTTACCTAATTTTTTTTTTTCGTAATCTTTCAATTTAATTAATATAGCTTCGTATACATCTTTACTATTTTTAAATTGTGAATAATCATAATTTTTATACCTTTTCATCAATTTTAAAGCATAATTTTCGTATAAATTAATATCATCATTATCGGATATATCACAATTTTGAATCCGATATAAACTACTTAAAACATTATTAAGTATACTATCATTCAATATTTTTGACAAATATAAATCTGTAATAGTCGCTCCTGTTACTTTTTCTATTGTTATGTTATTTTCATTTCCAAATATATATATAGGGAACATATCTTTTAAAGATTTTGGAATATTTTCATAATAATAATTTTCCCCTTTTAAATTACCTTTTTTTATTACTGTATTAATACTACTCGTATTAATACTATGAAAATCTCTGGGTTCAATTTTATTAGTATAAAATCCTAATTCTTTTTCTAAATCACAAAAACAGTTACATGCTAAATCATCAATATAAAAATCTGCATATGGTTTTCCAAAATATATTTCGTCATATGGAATATTATATTTATCTAGTGTATCGAATGTTATTTTACCAATGTCTTTATTTATTTTGCCTAAATTTCCATTATGTGTTTTCATTCTTCGTGCTGTATATATGATAATAATATTTCCAAAGTTCTTCAAATATTTTAAAAAATTTATATTTTTTTCAATAGGCATTACAGTTGTGTAATCATCTGTTATACTAGGAAACGTGACAAGTGTATTATCTAAATCAAAACAAATTCTTTTATTTTGTATTATAATATTATTATTAAATGCGTTTTTAAGTGGAAAATTGTTATAAAAAAATTTTAATTGTAAAGGTGTTCCCAAACATATAAAATTTGACTGCATAATATTTTTATTTTTGAAAATATGACCTTCATTTATCATGACCTTTATAACACCACTAGTATAAAATTCTAACCTTTGGGTTAGGTTTTTTTCTATAATTTTAGACGTATATTTTTTTAATTCTTTAATAGACTTAAATCCATAAGCACCAGTACAAGCGTTATTAGAAATTTTTTCTTTTTCTTTTATATCTACTATATCATCGTTATCATTTATTTTTACATAGGAGTATATTGGATTTTCATTTATATCTTCAAATGAAAAAACACAATTTTCTCCATTCCATTGTGAAATTATGTTACACGTATAAAAATTATCGCTATCTAAACATAATACAGGAATATCTCTTTCTTCTTTAAGATTATTTATACCAATATTAATTGTTTCTGCTGCCCCTCTTGTATTATTTTCTAGACAAAAAAAAACAAAATTTATTTTTGGATATTTTTTAATTAATAAATCTTCAAATCTAAAATTCTTATATTCTTTATTATATGGAATAAATATGTAATCAATATTATCAGTGTTTAAGTTGTCTAATAAGTATGATATTATAGATTTCCCATAAATATTAATTAGCGCTTTAGGATATGTATAACCATTTTCTTTAAATCTTTGTCCAATCCCACCAATAGGTATAATTATTATCATTATAATAAATATTTTATTATATTTAAGTTTAAATATAATAAAATAAATAATATAAAATATAAAATGAAAACTTGTATTCATATTCAAACTCATAGACCTCATTTTAATTATGCTAACAGATTAATTATATCTTTTTTATAAATATTTTAATTATATACAATCATATAGAGGTGATTATTATAGACATTGTTTACACCTTTGAACATTTAAAACGCCGACTTTATATTCCTTGATAATTACTAACGGCTATGTTAATATTTAATTTGGATATTAAATTTTTACCTCTATTACTTGTTATACATTGCATATAATAATCACCTCTATATGATTGTATATAATTAAAATCTATTGATAATACTTCTCATATAATTTACAAAAGGTCTATTTTCATGCAATTTTATATCTTTAATGTATTCGCCATATGAGAGTGATGTTGCTTCATTTTCATAATTATTCCATATTGGATAAAGTAATACATTTTTTTTTTTTAAACTCTTTGTTATTGAATGTGTTTCGACAAAGTTTTTTCCTAATCCAATATGATAAATAATATTTTTGAAAATATTTACTGCATTTTTTGAAATTATATAAAATACATCAACATCTCCATATTTTGTATTTTTCCAAGCAAAACCAACATATGATAAATTTAAATCTAAATCTTTTCTAATTATATTTTTTAACATAATATAATCTACTCTCAAAGATATATATTCTATACACTCAGGGTGTTCTTTTTCTGCTTGTTCAATACTTTTATAATATGTTTCTGCTTGATTAGTGTTACCTGCTTTAATTTGTTTTATTGTATGGTTTGGAAAGAATTCTTTCAATTTATTATTATAATGATTACACTCATATACACAACCAGATATAAAAACATTAAATCCATTTTTTTCATATGGTAATATAATATTATTTATTATACTTTTCATTATATTATCTTGACGAATTAATGATTCTTCTGATAAGTCTGGTTCTCTTAACTGTTTATTTTTTATATTATTATGATAATAACTTATAGTATTTCTTAATAATTCTCCACGAAAAACTAAACATATATTTTTTTTTATATTCATTATATATATATATGATAATAATTATACCAATTAAACCAATTGGTGGAATAGGACAAAGATTTAAAGAAAATGGTTATGAAAAACCTAAAGCATTAATTAATATTTATGGAAAACCTATAATATCATACTTATTAGATAACTTAAATACGGCATGTTCCAAAAACAAGATATAAAAAACCTATTGTAATTAAAAATCAAATTAAAGAGTTTTATAATAAGGTTAAACAATATAAATTAGATGATATTATATGTATTGATGAAACATCATTAAACTCATTTATGATTAGAAGGAAATGTTATGAAGAATTAGGTAAAAGATGTGTAATGAAAACGGAAAGTCAAGAAGTATTCAAAAAATATACTGGAATATTTGCTATTTCTTCAAAAGGTGTTATTGGGTATGAGGTACATAAAAAAGGTGGCATTGATAGTAATAGAATGGTTAATTTTATTAAGAAGTTTATAAATGGAAAATACAAAAATAAATTAATCATTTTAGATAATGCGAGTAGTCATAGAAACCAACTTGTAAAAGATGTAATTAAAAAGGATAATAATTTATTGTATTCTGTTCCATATCAACATTATACAAATGCGATAGAGGGATATTTTAATGTATTGAAATCCCGATTACAAAAGAAAAAGGGATTAACATATAATGAATTAGGTAATAATGTAAAAGATGTATTAGATGAAATACCAATACATATTTATAAAAATCTAATAAAAGGAGCATACGATAGAAATGAAAAATATGTAAAACGACCATCAACGAGAAAACGAAAACCTAAAAAATATATGAATTAAGTCAGCGTTTTAAATGTTCAAAGGTGTAAAAAGTAGTAAAGGTAAAATGTTAATATCTAAATTAAATATTAATATTGCGGTTAGTAATTATCAAGGGACATAATATCATCATTAAAAACAAGTAAAAATATTATAACTTTATAGTTTTTGTGCAATAATACGAATACAAATAGGATTTTCATTCTTATAAATGGCAAATTTATCACTTTCTTCAAAAAATAAAATGTTGAACCCTAAACTTGTTAATAAATTCTTTATATATAAATTATTAGTAAAATTTCTAAAATGTGTATCCCCATGATATCGTTCAGTATTTATACCTTTATCACTTCTAGTTTCTATAAATAAATAACTGTTATTTTCAATTGTTTTTAAAAATAATAGTTGTTCTTCATTTGTTATACTATGAAATGTAAATCTTGAATATATTAAATCATATTTTGATTTATTTAATTTAATAAAATTTTCATTCAAAAAAGTAAATTTTTTTGAATTTTCTATTATAAAACCATTATTATCAACACCGGTGACATTGTATTTTTCTGATAGTTTTAAAGAATCTCTACCATTTCCACATCCTGCGTCTAATATATTTTTTACGTCAATATTTTTATCAGATAAGTATTGTAAAACAAATAAACAAAAACCTGAAGGAGAAGCAATATGAGTATTTTTTTTATAAAACTCGTTCCAATAAGAAATATTATTACTAAACATTATATAAATGGCAGGGGGAAAAAATACTTCAAATAAACTAAATAATACTCTTTTATATTTAGCACAAATTCTAAATAATTATAATATTCAAAACTGGTTTATAGCATATGGAACATTGTTAGGTATTATTAGAGATAATTCTTGTATAAATAATGACGACGATGTAGACATAATATGTGATAAATGTGATTATGAAAAAATTAAAGAACTATTGAAAAATAATTTTTCACTTGAATATGGATACGGTATAAATAAGTCAAAAGATATATTAAAAACTAAAAGTTCACAATTATACGCTTCAATTGATTTTTATATGGCGGATATTGACGAACAAGGTAACTTTAAAGATAACTGGGAAAAGGTCATATGGAGTAATTGTTATCAAAATAATAAACTAGTAGAATACAACTGGAATAATATTACATTATATTTACCGAATAACGCTAAAGAGAAACTAAAAGGAAGATATGGAGATAAATGGGAAGTTCCTCAAAACAATAAAGGTCCTTCTCCTAAAAAAACAATTATATAATAGATATTTTCACATTTGTTCGCATAAAAAGATAATTTAAAATAAACTTTAATTCAATACCAAAACGTTTTCCTTTAATAAAAATTAAGTTGAATTTATCCCAATATACATTTTAATATTGAGGAAACATTAAATCATTCAATATAGTTAGTTTATTAAGTTGTGACTTAAAATCAATATCAGCATAAATTGGTATAAGACAACCAATATTCCAATTATTTTCAATAAATTTTCCAGACATTAAAACTTCTTTTTTTCATTATTAAATGTTTTAGAATAATTAGTATTACTAAATATATCACAATCTATTAAATATTTTAAAGTATCCATATGCAATTAAAATATGTAAGACTGAACGTAAGAACACAAAGGAAAAAGTAGATTATGAACACATACTAATAATATACTCCTTTAAACCGCTTGAAAATGCAAGATTAAAATTACTCGAACCTATTTTTTTCAAAAATTCTTCCTCTTTCTTTTTAGCGGTCTCGTCTGTTATTTCTAACCAATCATTAACTACCCAAACTGGCAGAAGTTTATAAATTGAATTTAATGGTGAACTAGGTACAATAGGAATACATCCACACATTAGTGCTTCCCATGTTGTGTGTGAATCTAACCCATTTCCATGGGGACTAATAACAAATCTGTATTTGTTTAAGTTTATTAAATATTCTTCAGTAGACACACGATGTTTACTAAAGTCATCAACACATTTTAGTTTGTTTATTTTATTACAAATATACTCTCTATTTACGGAAACAGCATTTGAAAATTGTCTATTGTAATTTTGAGTGTGTTTTACACTCATTGCCATTGGTCTTAAATATATTTTTGAATCACGATTATTGTTAAAACGATTATATGCATCTAATGGATTAAATGCACAATTTTTTAAATAAATTTTCTTTTGCAAATGTTTTGTTTCTCCATATGGAAGACGAGAACTAAATTGCCACTTGGGTCCTAGAGGGAGAGGAAATATTTTTTCATGAATTATATATGGATTGTGTGTTATAATTTTTCTTATATTTTTATTACTTAACAAAGACAAATCAGTAATATTTCTTGGGAAACTACAATCTACATTTGTTGTAATAATCAAAATTTGCTGTGATTCTTGTTTATTAACATATTCCAGTATTTCGTTTGTTGATGGAAAGTTTGATTGTTCTGGTCGTAAATGAATTATGTTTTCATGTATAATGGAAAAAGGAATATCAACAGAGATAAATGGGTCTCCTAATTCTATATACTTACCAATTTGAATGTTTTGTAGATAAGTTTCTAAACTATTCTTTGAGGACATGTCAAAATACTTAAAATATTAATATAAAATTATAAATTTATTTTAACCTAAATTATAAATTTATATTATTATATAAAGACAAATCGAGTTTTTTAATAAATGGATAAAATAAATTTGTCTAATATAACATTAATATCTATATCTGGAAGAGATGATGAAACTGATTTTATAAATCATTTAGAATCTTTAATTTATAGTCAACATAAAATTGAATTTGGTAGTGTAAAAATATTAAGTCCGTATTTTTCTGAAAAAATCCCAAAAAAAATACAATATATAAAAATACCTGCAATAACGTCTATAAATGAATATAGTAATTTTATGGTTAAAAAATTATATGATTATGTCGACACAGATTTTGTAATGACAATTCAAAACGACGGTTTTATTATAAATCCTCATTTGTGGAAAAATGAATTTTTAGAATACGACTATATTGGTGCCCCTTGGCGTAATATTCCTCATTATTCTGGAGTAAGAGTAGGTAATGGAGGATTTTCATTAAGAAGTAAAAAATTCCTTTCAATTTGCAAAAATTATATGCCAAATATTAATTTTAATGAAGATCATTTAATTTGCATAACATTTCGTAATCTTTTTCTAAATCATAATATAAAATACGCCCCAATAGATATTGCACAATATTTTTCTGTAGAGAATAAAACAGAATATAATAATGACATAAATAAATCTTTTGGTATTCACAATAATAATAACACATATAAAAAAATAAAAGAATCTGATGTATTTAAAAATGTTATAAAATTATATTCTAACCAAAATTAAATTGTCTATTCTATTTTTCGTAGTAAGTTTAATTTACTTGGTCATATATAAATTTTATATAATATTTATATATTAAAAACAAACTTAAAAATAAATAATTATAAATAATTATAAATACATATGAAATTTTTATATTATCTAGCATGTATTGGTGATCCTGATTTAGATTTAAAGTTAAAATTACTATCCCACAATTTAACTTATTTGCATAAAAATCTCAATACAAATTTTGATGTCATGATTAATTCATATGAAAGTAATAATGATAAAAATAATAAAATAAAAAATACAGTACAAACTTTAAATTTTATAGATGAAATGTTTTTTTATAATAAAAAAGGTGTTTTGACAGAGGTATTTTTAACTAATACCTACAATAATAATGTAGATAACTACGATTTTATATTTTTCGTTTTAGATGACATCAAAATTGAAAATATTGATATTTATGATATGATACAAATAAAAAATAAATATAATATTGAAATATTTTCACCAAAAGTAATTAATAGTTCTTGGAAATTTATGAATATGTATAATCACCTTACATTTCATAATTTTCTTGAAATTTATTTTCTTTTATTATCTCCCAAGGACTTCCATAAATTCTTTAGTTTGCATACTATTGAAAATAAATGGACTTGGGGAGTTGACTTTTTGTTTGGATATTTAAATATAAATTCAGGTGTTATAAATAAATATTCAGTTAAACACATGATACCGAGTAAATCTAATCAACAAGAAGGACACAATTTAATGATGAATTATTTAAAAGAAAAAACACCTTTTAAATCTTTAAACGAAATAAGAAGCAAATATAAACCTATTAAAGGTTATATAATAATCTAGATTATTCATATTTGTCAAGCATTAGATAGTCATAATTTATATTACATTTTTCAATATCACTATAATCAGCTCTTTGTGTTACTGTTCTTGGAAAAATTATTTTCCAATTATCTTTGTTTTGTAAATGTTGCCAATAAACATCAATTGCGTAAAAATAATGTTCTTTAGGTTTTTTCAATAGTTTTTGTATTCCTTCTTGAATATTTTGAATTAATTTATCGTAATAATGTGACTTAACAATATATGCTGTTGTGGTGCAACATTTTTTTATTTTATATATGTTTTGCTCATTTATAGCTATTGGTCTTTCTCTTATATTTCCGGCTAATAACAATACATCAAAATTTATATTGTTTTCATTTATATAAGAAATTGTATTATTTATAAAAATTTTATTTAAGAAATGGGCGTCATCTTCAATTATCACAATATAATCTAGTTTTTCTTGCTTTGCTTTTTTCAATAAAGTTAAATGACTCATACTACAACCTATACGCCCATCTTTTAATTTTATAGCATTAAATCTTTGGTAATCCCACATTAATTCATTTAACTCATTTTCGATATTTTTTTTTCTATCTTCTCTATGATCTAAATTTATATAGAAAACATTATTCAACATTATATTTAAATAAAACTACATTTTTCTATTTAAATAGTAATAATACGAAATATTTAAAATATACATATTATGATATAATTTCTTTACAAATATTTTTAAAATATTTTTCGTCAGGGTCATTAAATATTTTTAACCATTTATCAGAAAAAATTGGTTTATTTAAATATTTTTCATATAAACTATCATCGTTATCAACTTTTATAATATATTCAATTAATTTTTCTTCACTTTCAAAATCATGAGCGTTTATAAATGTTTCTGGGTTAAAGTCATCTACAACAGTCGTCGAACCATAATATATAGGAACACAGTTAGATTTATATGCTTCTAAAATTTTTTCTGTCGTGTAACCTGGGTATAAACTGTTTTCATACGCAATACAAAATTTAAATTGCTTTTGAAATTCAATTTTATCTTTTATTCTTCCACCAATATTATTTAAACATCTTCCACCACAATAAATATTTTTGTATTTTGACAATTTTAAACAAAAATTGTTTCTATGTTGGATATTATTAGAGTATACGAAGCAACAAAAATTATTTGTGTTTTTCTTCGTTAATTGCATATTTTTATCATATCCATACAATATCCATAATGGCAATCTTATATTATTGTGTTCACTTGTGTTATCAAATGTTAAATTTAAATCTGCATCTTTTACTAGTCTTCTATTTTCTCCTGTAAAGTATACATTTTTACAACCTTTTATTTTCGGTTGAAACTGATAATTACCAAAAACTGAAAATATTATTACATTTGGGTTATCATTTACAATTACATAGGTATGGCCATATTTATCTAATTGTTCTGTAAACCAATTACTCTCTGCTTTATATCCTCCCCAAAAATCCCTAAATTGAATTTTCATACTCATATTTAAATAAAACTACATATTTCTATTTAAATATTAACTCAATTAAAATCTTATTTGTATTTTCTTGTTTTCAAATGTTTTCGTTTATTTGATTTCTTTTTGTAATTCCTTTTTGTTTTCTTTTTACCATTATATTTGGACTTGGTCTTATTTTTATTTTTCATTTTCTTCCTTTTGCGTCTGCTATTGCCTTTACTTGTGCCCCCGCTTGTTCGCCTCTGATTGATTGTGGATTGACGCATACTTTGCCTTCGTGTTGCCCCTGGATATAATTGCCTCCAATACGCTTTCACCTTTGCCTGTGCTTTATCATACACTTCTCCTGCATCTTTGTATTCATTAAACGACTCATGTAAATCTTTATACTTCACCAAATATTTCGCATTTCGTTCCCTCATAAATGCCCCATGGTTCTTCACCTTCATATTCTTCTTGGCCCCTTTCCTCGGCGGCTTGTGATCCACTATGGCCTCTATTTTGAATACGTTTTTCAATTTATTCTTGTAATTTTTCAATTCTTTCTCATGTTCCGGATCTTCTAAATCTAATAAGGTCGGTATTGCCCCTTCTATTGCCTCTATATTGTGATTTTCTACATAATCCTTATCATCATTCCTCTTTTTATTATTTGTTTTCCATAACTTCATTTTGTCGTAAGGTGGATAATATTGTATCCTATATTGCCCCTTGTCACGATTTATTCCAACAATTTTCGCATAATGATAACCTCTACGCTCAAAATCAGGAATACCAAAATCTTCATATTTTTCAGGTATAACTTTAATGATATCCCCGACAACATATTTAGGCACCACATTGAGCGCATATTCAACTTCATTATCAACATCAATATAAACCACATCGTCGTCAATTTTACGCATATTTGTATCTTGTTGGGATTTCAAATTGACGATGTTTTTATAATCTTCTGAACCTTTTTTCATAAAAGTAAAATATTTATTATGCGATTCAAAGTTAATGCTTTCCAACGGAATATTCCAAATTTTACCCGTTTTCTTGTTTTCTCCTTCCTTATAATACTCTTTTAGTTTCACCCATGGTTTCTTGGATTCATCTGTTGTAAAAGTAAAAAATTCAATCATTTCATAATAAACAAATTTACCTTCATATTTTCTTTTATTATCTGGAATCATATATTGATTATAATGTATAAAATACGACTCTTCTATTTTCAACAAATGTGGAGCGTCCTTTTTATTTAGCCGCACCTCTTGCCCATTTATAAGAACATTTGTTTTCTTAATTTGATTTAATCTTTGTAACTTATCATTTAAATCCATAAAAACAAATACGTAAAGCAATTCTATTTCATCTTCCGAATCATCAACAACAACATTATCTTGTCCTCTCACCTTTTTTCGTTTCACCATTATTTTAGTAAAGTCATCATTTACAACCTTTTTAAAATCATCACCAATAATGTATTTGTTTTTAACATTTTCTTCGTCATAATCTTCGTGAAGATTTAAATCAGTGGTGCGTCTTATAATATCAACCCATTCATTTTGAATACTATTTAGGTAATACCATAATGGCGCGATTCTATTAAATTTTTCTTCAATAAAAATAACATTTTCACCTTGAGTTTCATTTTCGAAATACATATGATTATTTTTTAGGTTCCAATTATCATAAGCAACTTGATTGTCAAATTTATCTTTTTTTATCAAGTCCAACAAGTCGCCAATTTTGACATAAAAATTATTTGAATTTTGCTTTTGAATTAAATTTACATTATCAAGTCCAAATAGTTGTTCCAAAAAAGTGGGATCATTTTCATTTTCGTTTAGACCAAGAACTGAAATTTCGGCGTAAATATTATTTACGTTTATACTCTTATTTTTTAGTTCTAGTTCTAGTTCTTCATATTTAAGTATTTGAATAATTTGATAATCTTTATTGTTGAAGGTGAATTCATAAATGTTTTCCCCATTTTCGCCGAAAAATGCATTTTTATAAGTGTCAACTGTTCCGCGATTTTCCTTTTTATTGAAACTTATTTTAATTTCCACACCTAAAGGCAATACTTCTTTATCTTCCCGTGGAAATATACTGTTTTGAAAATAAGGATGATTCGCCATTCGCCTTTTCCAAACACGTGATTTAGGCAATTGTATTGTTTTATCGACTCCGCGCTCATCTAATCGCCAAATTGAATGTGGTTGTTTTTCGTGAGATGCAATAATATCAAATACAAATCCGATGAAAAATTTTACATCAATATTGTTACTAGGAATTAAATACCATTCACTTGGGTAATTATTTTTAAATGTAATATTAGCAGCAGTCAAGTAGTATCTCAAATTTTTATGGACGTTTCCTTCTATTTTTTCGGCTAATGTGCTGCCACCTGCTGTGGGTGGATATAAATATTGTCTTTTATACATATCGTGAAAGAAAAATAAATAATGAACTTTATAACCAGTTGAATAACCCAATCCGGGAATTAAAAATGTTTGGGCTCCACCTAAACGGCTTCCTACTCCAGTCCCCCCTAAACCAATTTTATAAAAAGTATTACCGTCTATATATTTGCTAATAATGTAAATATACGCAACTTTTATTTCAGTAAAATGGTCGTCATTATTGTCGGTAAATGTTTGTTTTTCCACGTCTTTAAAAATTTTATCTGAACCATTATAATCTCTTCCCGATGTGATATGTTGAACCTCATTTTCATATAATTTTAAGTCAGGTTTGGCCCAATGGGCGTCGTCTAATAATTCATTTGCTTTGTCACCCAATTTACGAGCATTAAATAATTTAGGTTTTTGTTTTTTATAACCATGTTTATCTGGTGTATCAACCAACTCAATATTATTGTCAATCGCAATATTATTACCAGTTGGTCGAAAATCATCTTCTAAATATATTTCTTGGCTTAAATTTCTAACAGGGTTTAGGTCTAAACTTGGTTGTTGTAAAAAAGGAGAAGGTCCTTCAGGGGGTGTTTCATAAATAGAATTTTGACTCATTGGAATTGTTATTAATATAATAATATATTTTATAAACTGAAATTAAATTATCAAGTGAAATAATTACACCGACCGGAAAGAAAAATGAGACAAGATTATCCTAAAAAATAAAACAAATCAATAAAAATGAATTCAATAAATATAATAAAGCAATCACTATTTAACATAGATATGATTAATAGTAAAAAAAGGATTGAAAATGAACACAAAAGATAAATATTACACCAAAATATTTATAGTTTCATAGCAAATTTCGTCATTGATTCTTTGATTCATTGTTTCCATTTTGAAATTTCTGATTTTATATTTAGAAAAAAAAAGAATTAAATATAACTACTATAATTAAATCAAAATAAAGAATGAAAGAAAGTAATACTATAAAACCTCTATTGAAATGGGTTGGCGGAAAAACTCAAATTATGAGTGAATTATTCCAAGAATTTCCATCAGAAATCAATAATTATCATGAGATATTCCTAGGAGGAGGCAGTGTTTTACACCTTTTAACATTTCAAACGCCGATTTTCTCGGCATAAAAAATAATTAAAAAATGTAAAATCAACAGGCGTGCTTACTCTTACGAGGTTGTTTCTTAACGCCGATTGTCTTACTTAACCCTGTCTTTTTATTTCCACAGGTGAAAGACGATGCTTTTGCTTCACATTGAAACTCTACTGGTCTTGTTTGGTTATTTATCCAACATTCAGTTAGGTTCAATATGTTTATAGCAGAATTCTTATCCCTTGTTCTAAATACGACATTTTTGTTTTCGCAACTCACGCAGTTAGAACAAGTAAATAATCTGTATATCTCTACTCCTTTTGTGTCTTTGTAATGCTTTAATGGATTACGGCATTCGCAACACTTTTGAGATGTATAAAATTCATTAATAGTTATTGTGTCATACGTTTTATGAATTAGTTTCCTTAATCCTTTATTCATTGTAGGCATTGTATATTTCATTTGCGAAGACCTACTCCAATTTCCATAACCAATAAGTATATTTTCTCCAAATGTTTCTTTTATTTTATTCAAAAATATGTCAATACTTTTCTTACCATAACTATATTGACGAAATTTCATTTTTCTCCAAACTTCTTTCTTGTAAAAATCAGTAGTTTCTTTATTTAACTTATCTTTTTCTACAAGATATATTTTAAATTTATCATAATTAACTGATTTGCTATTTTGCATTGATAATCTTGTTTCTTTTTCTATAATTTTGTGTTTCTTCTTTTCTTGTAATAATATTCTTTGGTTTCGTTTTCCATAACTTTCTATTTTTCTTTGTGATGCAGTATATTCTAATTTGTGTCCTTTTTTATCCATCATATACACTAATGAATGCTTACCAGGATCGCAACCAACTATATTTCTGTCTTTCAATGCGTCTAATTGTTCTTTGGATAAATCCTCTATGGTATGAAAATCTTGCTCTTGTAAAACAGGAACTCTTGAACCCCATTTCTTATCTTTCAAATCTTTTCTAATAAATAATAAACAACAACTAATTCCATCTGTTTGAATTTGGTTATGAAACTGATAATGTTTGTTCTTGAATATTTTATTTTTCATATCTAAAAAGTTGCACCATATTTCATTTTGATTATCTTTTACATTACTCAATAATTCACCCTTTTTTGTTTTATTTCCATCTTTATCTTTTTCAGGACAAAACAAATTTATAATAGAAGCAGTATCTAAAATAATATGTTTTGGAATGATATTGTTTCGTAATGGTAATGGTTGAAATAATTTACTTTCTTGTTTTTCTAATATAGAGTTCATATACAACATTCCTTTCAAATATTCAAATGGTCTAACCTTAATATCATAGTGAATTGATTTTTTGATTTCAGTAGGAAAAATATTAGGAAGATGTATATTTTTCCAATCATCAAATATTATATCAGTTTCTTCTAACGATAAACATTTATTTTTGAATTGAAATAATATTGACTTATCTTCTGTTATTTGATTTGTAGTTTTGTTAATAAATCGTAAAAAGTGTTGGATAAAATGTTCTTGAAAATTGTTATGTAAAGAAGTATGTATTTGTGTTGCTAAATAGGGTAATAAAAAGGTTGTGTTTTTCAAATTAATTTTTTCGTGATTTAGTAATGGTTGATATTCAGTTTTGTAAAATACATCTAAAACTTCTAAAAGTTCAGTATATTTTCCTTTCTTTCCTCTATTATCTCTTAATCCTAATGTTTTTATACAATACAAAATAAATGTTTCATCTATTGTAGGTAATGGTTGATTTTTGTTATATTTGTCTAAAACATACAAACGAATAAATTGATAAGTATGAATAACTAAATCGTTCATTTCAAAAACCAAATGGTTTATTACTGGTTGTATCGTATCACGATTTAGTAAAATCGTTTTTAGCGGAATTTTGAAAGTTTTGTAAGCGGACTTTTCATTATTCCTAAATTCTTTGAACTCCTCCTTTTTCTTTTTCTTAACTTTCATTTTATATATATTATAAATATTTTATTTTTAAGTAAATTTTAAAGCAAATTATTTAAAAATAAAATATTTATAATTATTATATTTATAAATAAATGGAAATACCTAATGAAACAGAAATGAAATATAATTGTGAAGTATGTAATTATAAATGTATATATCCTGCACACTGGAAGCAACATATAGAAAGTGAAAAACATAAAAATAACGGAAAAAGAAAAACGAGAAGTGATAAAGTATTAGAACCAAAATGTAAGTATTGTGAATATAAAACCAATAATTTGACTTGTATGAAGGTTCATTGTTTAACACAACATTCAAACAAAGAAGAAAGAAAAAAAGAATTTAAATATTATTGTGATAAATGTGATTTTGGAACATATGCAGAAATATTATTTACACGACATTGTGAAACAAAGAAACATAATGATATTATTATGCCATACCAATTATAGTAAAATCTTTTACATTTTGTTCTCCCAAACTTTTACAATATTTTATAATTCCATTTGGCAATATTCTTATAGATATTGCGTATTTTTCAAGTTGGATCATATTGTGTCCGTTGAATGGTTCAATCCCCATTAATTCATATCTTTCACGAACATATGCAAAACATTTTAGACATCTTTGTTTGTCATTTTTACTAATTTTTTCATTTCTAATCAAATCTTCAATATTATTAATATTAAATTTATCAATCACTTCTTTTTCAATGCTGTTAAAGTTATTTTCACAATCAACGATTATATCACTACATATTGAAATATAGTTTTTATCTGTTTCACAAGCAATCATTTTAGTAGTATCCGGAAAATTTGGGGTAAATATTGATACTTGTTCGGTTATAAATTTATATTTATTTTTTTGGATATTTTCAAACATATTTTTTATTGCTTTTTCCCCATCATCAATTAAACATTTTTTACATTTTTCGCATCTTACGCAATTGATTATCAATGGTTCATTGTTTGTATTAACCAATGTTAATAATGAATTTGCATCAATTTCAACCCAAGGTTCTGGTCTATTTTCACTACAAGTTTTATGTGTATGGCATATTTCATATATACCCTTAATCTCGCCATTAAGCGTATGTGCTACATCAGCAATTCTTAATTCATCGTCATAATTAAACCGATGTTCTAATGTAATAATTGAACCTTCAGTTATTTCAGGAAGGTTGATTTCAGCACTTATTTTACAAGATACACATTCTCTTATGAATTGAATATGCGTTTTGTTTTCTAACAAAGTTTTCATTAACATTTTTGCATCTTTGTGGATTTGACTTTCAGTTGGTTTGCTATAATGATGACAAGGATTAATACTATCTACTTTATGACGAAAATGATGAACTCTTATTTCACCCTGCACTAAAATTAAATCTTTATTACATTCAGGACAAATATATTCATCTTTTTTATTTGCTATTTTAGGATAAACATATTCACCAGTAAGTTTATTGATTGCTCCAAGAGATAATAATTGCGACATTGTTGTATAAGGTATGTGTATGTTATATGCTATTAATTTTGTAATCAATTTTATTTCAATTTTTTATAAATATCAAAATATTATATATGCCTACTCATAAAAGTAATGATTATAAATTAACAGCAGTCCAATATTATTTAGTGGAAGATAAAACACAAGAAGATGTTTGTAAAATATTCAAATGTTCTCCAAGAAGTTTAATGCGTTGGGTTGAAAGATACAAAAAAGATGGAAATGTAGATATTCATTATAGAAAACCAGTTGCTTATAAAGTTAAAAAAGAATATGTAAAATTTATAGTTGATGAAATAAATAAAAATAAAACAATTACATTACAAGAACTACACCAAAAACTAAAAGATAAATATAAAAATGCGGATATAAGCACTATGCAACTTTTTAGGATTGTTCGTGATAATAATATTACTTTGAAACTTACAAGAATTAGGCACGAACCAATAAAACGATTTGGAAAAGATATTGATATAAACTCAAAAATAAAAGAATTTTATGAAGATGTCAAGAAATACAAAATAGAGGATATTATTTGTATTGACGAGACATCAATAAAATCATTACAAAAACGAAATCATTGTTATAGCAATAAAGGAAAACGATGTGTAATAAAAACACAATCCCAAGAAGTATTCAAAAAATATACTGGTGTATTTGCTATTTCTGTAAATGGAGTGATACACTGGGATTTATATGAAAAAGGTGGAATAAATACAGATAGATTAATTGATTTTTTAGAGCATAATATAACAAGTAAATTAAGGAATAAATTAATTATTTTAGATAATGCTTCCGCACATAGAAATGAAAGAATAAAAGCATTAGTAAATAAACATAATAATATTTTATATGCTGTTCCTTATCAGCATTTTACCAATTCCATAGAAAATTATTTTAGTATGCTAAAATCAAGATTACAAAAATTAGATGGGTTAAAGTATGAGAACCTAAAAGAGAATATCCAAAAAGTAATAAGTGAAATACCAAAAGAAAAGTATGAAAATATATTTAAGGGTGCTTATGAAAGACCAGAAAAATATGTTCCAAAGAATAAAACGAGAAAGGTAAAGAAAAATTACAAGTAATTATTTATAAAAATAGACTTATAAATAATCGGCGTTTGAAATGTTAAAAGGTGTAATAACATTATTATGTTTTATTAGAGACCAACGTATCAAAGTAACTGGAAATATTTACGCTTACGACTTGAATGAACCTTTGATTTATATGTATAAAAATATTCAAACACATCATGAAGAACTATTTGAAGAAATAAAGTTACTTATAAATGAATTGAACTCTTGTAAAAAAGGTGAATTAAATAGAGACCCTAAAAACTTAAATGAAGCATTACAGTCCCAGGAAAACTATTATTATTGGACTAGAAAAAGATACAACAATTTAAATAACCACGAAAAAAAATCTTTATTTGGGTCTGCTTTATTCATATTTCTAAACAAAACATGTTTTAGAGGTGTTTTCAGAGTAGGACCCAATGGATTCAATGTTCCATTTGGTAATTATAAAAATCCAGAAATCATTAATAAAGACCATTTGGACCAGATTCATTCATTAATTCAATGTGTAATATTCCAATGTTCTGATTTTCATCAATCATTACAAACAATTGAAGAAAATGATTTTGTTTATATTGACCCTCCTTATGCACCCGAAAAAGACACATCATTTGTTAAATATACAATAAATGGTTTTAATCTTGAAAACCATTATCATTTATTTCAAATGATACATAATCTTACCGACCAAAATATAAAAATAATGATGAGTAATTCAAATGTAAATTTAGTTATTGAAAATTTCCAAAATAGTCAATATAATATAGAAGAAATATTATGTAAAAGGTCTATAAATTCAAAGAACCCTAATGCAAAGACAAAAGAAGTTATAATTAAGAATTATTAATTTTTTAAACAAAATATTCAGGATCTATTTGTGGGTCTATTTCGGTGCTACTGATAATAGGTGGTGAAGCAACTACAGCATAAGAATTGGCGTTTATTTCGCCTTTATGCCCTTGCTTATATGTTAAACAATATTCAGCAAATACTGTCTTCAATTCGCTGTCGACATCATATATGTTGGCTATTTTGACATCATTTCCTTTTGCCAATTCAAAGTCCAAATCTTGCTTCATATAATGTAAAGCCAATTTATTGGCATCGGTCAATTTTATTGTTACACATTTGATTTCAATTCCGTTTATCTTTGACTGCTTTATTACTGCATACATTTCGTTCTATATTAGTTGTCATTTTGTCTTTATATTTGTTTTTAAACTTAAAAATCATCTGAGAAATCAAATGTATTATCATCCACAGTCTTATCGGCCAACGCATATTCACTGACTCGCTTCTCAAAAAAGTTCGTCTTGGACTCCAATGATATCATATTCATAAAATCAAAACTATTTACCACATTGTATATCTTATCGTATCCCAATTGGACGCATAATCGGTCCGCCACAAATTGAATATATTGTGTCATCAACATTGAATTCATTCCTATTAAACGACACGGTAACGCATCACAAATAAATTCAGTTTCAATTTCTACAGCCTCTCGAATAATTTCATGCACCTTACTTTTCTTCAATTTGTTTTCCATCTTGTCGTATAATAATACCGCAAATTCTGTATGCAACGCTTCATCCCGTGAAATCAATTCGTTCGAAAATGTAAGCCCCGGCAACAATCCCCGCTTCTTTAACCAAAATATACTACTAAACGCACCACTAAAAAATATCCCTTCCACACAAGCAAACGCAACTAATCGTGTCGCAAATCCACTACGATTATCTTTTATCCACTTTTGCGCCCAATCGGATTTCTTTCTTATACACGGAAAATTATCTAATGCGTTAAATAACTTGTCCTTTTCCAACTTGTCATTTATATACGTCTCTATTAATAAACTATATGTCTCACTATGAATATTCTCCATTGCTATCTGAAACCCATAAAACGCTCTCGCTTCTGAGACTTGAATGTCCGACATAAAACGCGTTGCCAAATTCTCCAAGACTATTCCATCACTTGCCGCAAAAAATGCCAAAATCATTGACACAAAATGCTTCTCATCTGCTGTCAATTTTTTCCAATCGGCCAAATCTTTGGATAAATCTATTTCTTCCGCACGCCAAAAACAATCTACTTGTTTCTTATACATTTCCCATATGTCATTATATTGAATCGGAAATGCTACAAAGCGTTTGTCGTCTGGTGTAAGTAATGGTTCATTCTGCGTTCTTGTCATCCTAAATACTAAATAATATATACAACATATTTTTATATTTGTTTAATTAATCATTTATTTATTTGATTTGATTTTGTTACACAGATAAAACAGTTTATTATGTAAATTTGGTTTCAATTTATATAATATAAGGATTTTATTATTTAATTTAAATAAGTATTTAAATATATTTAATTATAATATATAAATGCCAGCACCATTTAACTCCACTTTATATTCGTCTCTTATGAATTATCATTTTTATGGTAAATTGAACAATCAAAATGGAACTAATGGAACTAATGGAAAATCCAATCCATTTGATTGCGATATCCTGTTTTCAAAATATATAAAATGTTTAGTCGGTCAAAACATTAATTGCGAAAAAATTCACGACCAATTCGAAAAATGCTTATATCTTAATCACCCTAATAAAGAATAAATTTTAAAGAATATATCATTAACTTTTAAACTTTGAATAATTGATTTCAATTGGAAGGCAAATATTGTAAATGATCATTGTCATATAATGTTACCGTATAGATTTCCTTTACTCCATCTAAATAAACTGTATCTCCATTATATACTTCATCACAACCATATTCAGTCATGGCACTTTTCCCTTTCACAGATATTGGCAACTTTACACTATTATATTGGTCACTCATACTATAATATTGCCATTTATTGCGATTTGAATACAATGGCTTACCCATTAAAGGCACTGGACCAGATTTACCATTTTGTTGCGTTAATAATCCCACTTGACGAAACTTCGCATTATGTAAAGAATTTATATTTGTGCTCTTATTGAGACTATTTCGCATTGTATTATAATGCCTATTGTAATTACTGTCTTTCAATGGCGGCGTATATGGATTCAATAATACATCTTTGGGCTCATTATGGACTGTATCCGTGTGAAAATTTACACTGTAATTATCTGGCGCTAAAAAGTTTTTCACTAAATCTACTTGGTTTACTGAATTTATTTGACTCGCATTTTTACTTATGTCTTCTCTCAACCTTTTGTATAAATAATATAATCCTATTCCTACACACGCTATTATTATATAAAATGTCATATCCTCAAAACAAATTACCCCTTTAGGACAAACTGTTTTACCTTTTAACTTCAATTTGGTTTTCATATTATATTATATATTAGTATTCTATATTTTATAATATTTTGCTTTTTATTCTTCTTCCATCATTTCTTCTTCTTCCTCTATATCATCATTACCTGTTACTAAATTTGATAATTCACCCATTTTATTATTTAATTCATTCAAATTCGCATCTAAATCGTCTTCGCCTTCTTCGTATTCTTCTTCGCCTTCTTCGCCTTCTTCGCCTTCTTCGATTTCACCTTCTTCGTATTCTTCTTCTTTATTTTGCTTTTCCATTCCTTCAATATTGTATCCCATATATGAAACTAAATTTGAAATTAATAATGGCGCGCCTAAAACAACCACCATATTCTTTGTATAAACACTTAATATTATCGCTATTATTATGTATAATAACACTATATTCATTTTACCTATTTGAATAAATCCTAAAATATTCAAAAAAGATATAATCGCCGTTCCAAATAAAAGAGGATTATTGGATAACAACTTCTTGTTTTTCATAATATTATCAACAAATTTCATTATATAATATTATAAGATTATAAAAATTATTTATTTATTACCTTTTGTTTTTCTCTTTCTCTTTCTCTTTCTTCTTCTAGATGTCATGTTTCTTGTTTTTCTTGGCTTATTCGCTACCCTCCACGTTCTTGTTTTGCGTCTTTTTCGTCTTCGTGCTGTGCTCGCACTTGACGAAATATATCCTCCTTTTAAAGATACCTTTTTTGTAAATCTTTTAATAAAATCTACTCCTTTCTTTAGCACTCTCGTAACATTATGCATTTTGGATTTATAATATACGTTCATATTTTATTTTTATTTATATGCTTCATTTTTTTTCAGTTTATTCATTCTTTAATTCTTCTATTTTGGAACTCAATTCGGAATCATAATCGTTCGTTATTGTGTATACATATTGCTGTATCTTTTCCAACGCATCTATTTGCTGATGCTTGTAATCATTTAGTTCTTTTTTTATAAATGATGACATTTCTTTCTTTTTCGCCGCTAAATCTTTCTTCTTCTTTTCTAACTCCTTTTGTATTTTGAGAAATTGCTTTTCTTTTATAAATTCATTGCTATCTTTATTTACATTCTTTATTTTACGCTCTATTACTTCATCTTTGAAGTCTAATTGGGCTTCAGATTCGTCCTCACTATTGATGTCATTATAATATATTTCGTCTTCTTTATTTTGACTTTTTCTAAATATAGGATTGATTTCATATAACGGGTCTTCTCTGTCTTCTAATTTGTATTTTATCACCACCATTTATATATTTATCCCATTTTTTTATTTTTATATGTTTTTCTTCTTTTGTTTCTTTTGTTCTTTGTTTTCATTTTACTTCTTTTTTTCGTTTTTTTCTTGTAATTCTTCTTCTTCTTCTTTGTTTTGGATTTTGATTTGGATTTTCCTCCTGATGGATTTTCTGTAGATTTTTCTGTAAAAAATATTTTATTATACAATTTAATTAAATCATTTATTTTTCCAATATTTTCTGGATTAATTTTATCATCGCAATCTTTTTCTCTTAACTCATATGTATTCGTTGAATCAACTATCGTGTTGAGAGGTTTGATTGGACTATTTTTCAATTTAATTTTGCAACTCACTGAATCAATATATTTTTGAATCAAATATCTGAATTGGGTTTTTAATATATTTATATCCTTTTGCTCTAATATGTTGTCAATAATTTTTTCGAAGAAATCATATATATTGCCTGTTTTTTTATTTTTGTCCATTTCATTTTGAATCTCTGTTATTTCTTTATCAATAAATTTGCCAACAAATTCACTCATCCAATATATAAACTAATTAGATATTTATTTTTTTCTCGTTTTTGTTTTCTTTTTGGTTCGTCCCTTTCTTCTTGTTTTCTTTTTGCCTCCATTTGGTAAAACTGATTCTGATTGTGATTGTAATAATTTTGTTTTATTATTTGGTAGTGTTTGTAATGCGGATGCAGATTGTACTGAACTCATTTTTGGTTCAAAAAATGCATTGTTGAAAATTATTAATATCTCTTCAATTGCTTTGTCAAACTCTTCACCACAAGGTTGTTTTTGATGACGAGTATTATGTCCATGATTTTTTTCTCCAGTAACTTTTTCGTATTTTAATTTTATATCAAGTTTTGTTGCTGTTTCTTTATCTTTTTTTAATAATTTTGGATAGAAACCACTAATTTCTTTAGGTTTTAATACAAAATTACCTTCACAAAACTTTCCAAAGTTTTGTATAACTTCATATGAATTTTTAACATTTTTGTTTAATTGGTTTATATCATTATTGTTTTTATAAAACAATAATCCACTTTTACTTTCGCTGTTAAATTTGTTAATAAAATTATATAATTTTTCTTTTACTTCATTAACCGCATCATCTATATTTTTTGAAATTATTGTAGTGCTGTCTTCTGGTAATGTTGGCAATGTATACTTTTTTTTTGTGTTGGATTTGTTTTTTATAGGTGTTTCAAATGATGTAATTGTTTTAGGAATTTTACTTTCAATTCCGTGTATTTGTTTAAAATACACCCTTACACTATTCATTGTTGTTTCAAATAATTTTATATACTGTTCGTTTTCATCTATTCTATTTGAACCTTTATAAAATTCGTTTCGAAAAATATTACATTTTTCGGACACTTTTTCTATATAATTTTTATTCTCACATATATTATTCAAAGTGCTTATTAATTCTTTAATGAATTTCGGTCTCAAATGTGGAAATTTAGTTGTTGAACCGTCCTTCATTATTTGAAAGTACTGATCATGGTCTTCATCTTCATTAAATTGATTGTACTCTAGGTCATTAATACTATCATCTTCAATGCTGGTTTTTATAAATGTTAACGCTTTAACATATCTATCTAATATTGTTAATTTATTGATTATTTTATATTCATTGTGTAGTTGTTGTGTTATTTTGTTTCTATCCAATCCTTGTATTTTATTGGTTTCATGAAAATTAATAACATATAATGGGTCTTCATTGTTTGTTTTATTTTTATTCAGAGTAGTGAACGTAATGGAATTTATATATGTTATCAATTTTGTCGTTTTATCCAAAAAAATTGTTAAATTCTCTATTGCTTCCTTTTTAGGACGTTCTTTTTCTTCTTTCTCTTGACGTATTCTCTCTGCTTCTTCCTTCTGCTTTTGTGCTTCTTCCTCTTGACGTATTCTTTCTTTTTCTTTTTCCTCCTCTGCCCTTTTTGCGTTCAATTCGGCTTCAACTTGTTCCTTTTCTGATGTCAATTTGGCGATTTTTTCTTCTAATTCAGTAATTTGCTCTTGTAGTGGCGAAACTATCTTTTGTAATTTATTAATGGTTAACAGGTCATCTTTTATCTGTGCTTCATTTTTTTTAATTTGTGCTTCATTTTCTTCAAGTTTTTTACTTAAATTAATAATTGTTTCCTCTTGTGTAGCAATCTCTTCTTGTTGCTTTTGTATTCCTTCTTTAATTTGTATATTTTCTTCAGTTAACGCATCATTTTTTTTTTTTTTTTTTTTTTTTTTTTTTTTGAATTTTTTTTT